GCAACGTATACGGTATGCGTATGAGAACTGTCCCGATTATATCAAAGCCGGTGTAACAACATACAATAAAGGCTCATTAGACTTTGAGAACGGCTCACGTATTGTTTCAGCAACAACTACTGAAAATACAGGTCGTGGTATGTCTATTACATTATTATACTTAGATGAGTTTGCATTCGTTAGGCCAAGTATTGCTAAAGAATTTTGGACAGCTATCACACCGACACTATCTACTGGTGGTAAAGCTATTATCACAAGCACACCAAACAGTGATGAGGATCAATTTGCTTATATTTGGAAGGGTGCTAACAAGACTGAAGATGAGTTTGGCAACACTACTGAGGTAGGAGTTAATGGATTTAAAGCGTACAGAGCACATTGGAGTGAACAGCCCGGGCGAGACCAGCAGTGGGCTGATGAAATAAAAGCACAGCTTGGTGAGGATCGTTTCAACCGGGAAATTGGTTGCGAGTTCATTATCGCTGATGAGACATTGATTAATCCAAATACATTGATTGCAATGGAAGGTATTGAGCCGGTAAGTCGTATAGGGCAAGTTCGTTGGTATCAACAACCCAAAAAGGGTAATATCTATTGCGTAGGATTAGATCCAAGTCTTGGTACAGGTGGTGATCCAGCCGCTATACAAATCTTTGAAGCAAACACTACTACGCAAATTGGTGAGTGGAAGCATAACAAAACAGACATTCCCAGTCAGATTAAACTACTAGCACAGATAAACAAATATATAGCAGAATATACGAATGAACCCAACAACATTTATTACAGTATTGAATGTAATGGAATTGGAGAAGCCGCTATTGTATCATTAAACGAATACGGGGAAAGTAATATCCCGGGTATCTTTATCAGTGAGGTAGGTAAAGGTCGTAGAGGATTCAATACAACTAATAAGAGTAAATTAGCAAGTTGTGCTAAGTTTAAAACATTGGTTGAAAGTAAGAAAATGACCGTAAATAGTCGCAGTCTTATAAGTGAATTAAAAGCATTTGTAGCACATGGTGGCAGTTATGCGGCTAAAATTGGCGATACAGATGACTTGATTATGGCTAGTTTGTTAGTAACACGGATGTTACAGCAGTTGGGCGACTATCACTTTGATTTAGAAAATCAGATACGTGACCATGACGAAATGATAGCTCCTTTGCCATTTTTTGCCGTAATAAGTTAATACTTAAGATAAATATATTATCATGCCAATTAACTCAGAAACCCTTAACAAACAACTTTACAAAAGACTATCAAAATACAAGCCAAAACCATTGGATGCTAAAGGAAACGTTACTCCAGTAGAAGATGAAGCTGATGTATTCAAGTTTATCTTTAGTAAGGAAGGCGAAGATTACGGAACCGTTTTTGCTACAATTGATGACAATCATGCATTAACTGTTTATTATAGTGATGATGTAACCGAAAGCCCAGCCGGGTCAACTCCTGATATAGGGTATGATGATAGTTGGACTGGGTTATTGAAACAATTAAAATCTTGGGCAATGCACAATCAATTAAGTTGGAAATTAAAAGACAGATCCCATTTAGAGGGCGATATGGCACGGAGAGACCACATGAACAAAAAAGACAAAATAGCAGAAGGTTACTACTCAATGGGTAGAAACAAAAGTTACAGCGATAATATACCTAGTGTTAAAATTGTTATTGAACACACTCGACAAATTGAAGAAGGTGAACAACGTTATCGTAACATCAACAAGATTTTCTTAGAGAATCAAATGGGTGAGAGATTCTTACTTGATACCAAGAAGCCTGGTATTGCACGGGTGTATGCTAGACACATTGCTGAAGGTGGTAAAGTTAATGATGACCGTTGGGGACACATTCAAAGTTTATGTGAAGAATATCAAAAGATGGCTGGCTTTGTTCGTGCTACACGTAACAATCAATTCAATGAATCGGCACAAAAATTAGTTAATGAAGCAATTACTCACTATCAAGGTTTACGTGAGTCATTGAGTAAGATGACTGGTAAGCGTGGTTATGAAGCATATTTTGAATCATGGACTCCACCATTAATGGAAGATGAAACAGATACAAGTAATTTAAATGAATTGTTTGTACAAGAAACTTTAGATCCACGCATTGAAAGTGTAATGCCAATACTATCCAGATTACAGAAACGTGTAGCTGAAATGAAAGAAGTTAGTGAATTAGCTGAATGGGCTGATAGTTTGATTGAAGGCGAAGGTGGCCCAGAAGCCAGTGAAGAACCAGTAGATGCTGACATGGGTAACGACACTTTTGGTGATGACGATGGTGAAGATGCACCGGAAGATGATTTAGGTGAGGGTGAAGATGGTACTCCACAGAGCCATCAAGCACAAACTACATTAAAGCATTTGAAGAAAGCCAGTTATGGTGATAGAGCAGACGCCGCAAATATCAAATCAGGCATAGCAGGTTTTAGAGACAGAATCGATATGCTAAAAAGAGCAAAAGATGAAGGCAATCTAGTAGACGAAGAAGAAAGTCTAACAAGTAACAACGCAATCGGTATCCCTGAAGGTGAAGAACATAGTCCAGTAGCCGGAGCTATCACTCGCAGAATATTATCACAACGTTCAGATTTATTAAAGAAATACGGCCCAGTAGCAATTATGCAAGCAATTGATGATGTTGCTGATTTTGTCGGTGATGTTGATGAAATTGGTTCTAGTGATGTTAGCGGTTGGATCAGACAAGTTGAACAAAGTTTGGGTGGATCTGATTCAATGCAAAATGAGGGTGAAGACGGTACTCCGCAGAGCCATCAAGCACAAACTACATTGAAACATTTTAAGAAAGCTGGCTATGGTGATAGAGCAGATGCCGCAAACATTAAGCCTGGTATTGCAGGATATCGTGATAGAATCGATATGCTACAAAGAGCAGAAAAAGAAGGCAATCTTAAAGAAGAAGATATGGAAGAAGGTATAGTTGATACTCTTAAAAAGGTAGGCAAGAAAGTTGCTGACTATATAGCACCAGACGATGAGCAGTTACTAAAAGATTTACAGAAAAGAATGGGCATCCCAAAACATGCCCAACATGGTAAGCCAAGCATGGCTCGCAGTGATATTGAAAAGCGTGTGGATGAAGAAGAAGTTGAAGAAAGCGCACTACAAGCATACTTGGGCGATAAGAAGTATGGTAAAGATGGTATGGACGCATTACGCAAAGCCGGTCAAGAACATGCTAGTGAAAAGAAAATGCAAAACATTCGTGCTAAATTTAGCAATAAAGAAAAAGAAGTTGACGAAGGTCTTGATGCTGACCAAAAGCGTGTAGGTCAATTAGGTCCTACTGAGAAGGTTGGCAAAAAGGGCGCAGTAGGTAAACTAGTTGGCGCCAATGAAAACTTTATTGGTATGGCTCCGCAGGCTGTAGCAGAAGGTGAAGGAAACTTTGCCAAAGCAATTGGCAATTTACATGGATGGCATCAAGATGATTCATCTGATCCTAACATTGAAAGATACGAGTTTGATGACCGCGAAGGCGGGTATTATGCATATGGTACAATAGAACATAATATAAAAACAGGTGAAATCGCTGTGGATTTTGAAGATAAGTCAGGCGAGTATGATGGTGATATTAAAGCCACATTCAATTCTATTGGGGATGCTATGGATGCTTTAAGAAGAATCACAATACAACATAGATATAATACTGGCAAGGCACAGAGTTTTGATAGATTAGGTAACAGAACATTGGCAGGCCCTGACGATGTTTATAAAACAGATAGAGCAGGTAAAAAAGGCACTTTGACAAAGAGTCGAATGGATACTATGAAGCAATCTACCCCTTATCGTAAAACAGGCCCTATAGGTGTATTACCTGAAGGACAAGATGACCTAAACGCAATCAAGCGATTATTGGGTAAATAAGTTCTTAAAAACCTCACTTAAAATGTGAGGTTTACCATATCTGGCATAAATACTATTGACATGAGAAGAAAGTAATGCTATACTTACTCTTGTGTTAGTTACTCATTGGGAGTAGCGACATTAAAACGAGACCATCTCAATTTATAAGGAAATTAAATCATGGCATCATTAGCAGACATTCGTGCCCGTATATCGGCACAAGAAAACAGACAGCAAAAGGGTTCTAACACCCAATCTGATAACTCAATCTACCCCCACTGGAATATAGACGAAGGCACAACCGCTTCAATTCGTTTCTTGCCAGACGGTAACAGTAAGAATGAATTCTTCTGGGTTGAGCGTCAAATCATTAAATTGCCATTCAATGGCGTTAAAGGTGATCCCAACGTTAAGAAAATTGACGTACAAGTACCATGCATGGAAATGTATGGCGATAGTTGCCCTGTTCTAGCAGAAGTTCGTCCTTGGTATAAGGATGAGACATTGAAAGAAATGGCAAACAAGTATTGGAAGAAACGTAGTTATTTGTTCCAAGGTTTTGTAAAACAAAATCCATTAGGTGATGACAAGACACCTGCGAATCCAATTCGTAGATTTGTTATCAGCCCACAAATCTTTACTATCATCAAATCAAGTTTGATGGATCCAGAGATGGAAGAATTGCCAACAGATTACTTACGTGGTCTTGATTTTAATATTAAGAAAACAAGTAAAGGTGGATATGCCGATTACTCAACTAGTAACTGGGCACGTAAAGAATCTGCATTAACAGAAGCAGAGGCATCAGCAATTGAATCACATAGTTTGTTTAACTTGGCAGATTTCTTGCCTAAGAAACCAGGTGAAGCAGAACTGCGTGTTATCAAAGAAATGTTTGAGGCATCTGTAGACGGTCAACCATATGATGTTGAACGTTGGGGTGCATACTATCGTCCATATGGTGTTGAAGCACCTGCAGGAGCGACAGCGGAAAAACGACCAGCGACTATTGAAACCAGCGCACCCGCAACAGCACCCGTAGCAGAGTCTTCAAGCACACCTTGGGATGAACCTGAAACAGCATCTACTCCAGTTGTAGTTCCTGCACAGTCAGCAACAAGCAGTGACAAAGCACAAGACATTCTAGCAATGATCCGTGCTAGACAAAATAAGTCTTAATCATAGTGGGGGCTTCGGCCCCTATCTTAGGAGAACACTATGACATTACCAGACGAAAGATATAGAGCCTTAAAGCAGGCTAAAAAACTGATGGAAGAATTATGTGATCCTGGCAGAACGCCAAGAGTACCTAGTTTAATCAGAGATCGGGCACGTGGAGCACTACGTCATTTTCCAAGTGATTATGAACTTGATCGGATGGCAGAAGATTCCCCCGAATTGCTTGATAAAGTATCATTTAGTGATAAACTATACAGTAACGGAATACACAAATAAGGAATATAACATGGC